TTTACGGAACATCATAGGATTTTGATTAGAACCAACTTGAGGCATAGTTAAATCTCCAGTAAAGGAAAGGGGCCACCTAAGCAGCCCCATCCAGTTTAGTCGATGCCGTAGAAGGCAGACACAAGAGCGTCGGGACGAAGCACCTGTGCGCCGTATACGTGCAGACCACGAACAATATCACCAAAGCTATCTGGATCACGAATGACCTCAGTGCTGGTAATAGTTTGTGCAGTAGCCGTAGAAGACATGTGACCAGCCAAGCATTGTCCAGCAGCGTTAGTCGTTGCGGCAATGTTGTTAGTCTTGTACATATCAAAACCACGAAGCTTACCAGAGCTTACCAATCCATTGCGGATTGAGCCTTGGCCTGCATTGTAGTCAACTGACAAGAGCTTAGAAGAACTCTGAACAAGTACTTCGTAGAACTCTGGATTAGCAAGGAACCAACGTCCTTCTTCTGGTACGTTTTGCTCATCAAGCAAACGAGCCATGTGAGAAAGAACGTCAATTGGATCATGCTCACTGCCAGCAAAACCAATGTCCAAGTTACCAGTACCATCAAAGGTGCCAGCAGCAAGGTCAGTAGCGTTGTCAGAACCAAGGATGTGGTTAGGGCTAGAAGCCGATACACCAGCGATCATCTCAGCAATAACACCTGCGTCAAAAGCATCACGCAATGCGTAAGCTGCTGAAGAGGTTGCTACATCACGGAAGTTGACATGAGACATATTCGTTTCAATATCATCAACGATGAATTTGAAAGCGTTAGCTACGTCTACAACCAAAGTGATTTCTTGGTCGGTCAATGCAGTCTTAGTAATGTCAGCACCACGCTCGTAATTAACAACTGTAATTACAGGCTCTTTAATGATGCGTACACTGTCACCAAAAGCATTAATCTCACCAGCATAATCAGTGTTGGTGATTGCTTCTACTACAGAAGACTTACGGAAAAAGTTTAGTACCTGCTTGGAATAAACTTTAGGTAGGAAAAACGAGTTAGTTTGTCCTGATACGGAATTACCAAAGTTACCATTGGTGTCCGTGGATTGCTCAAAAAATTGATCTGATACGTTAAAAGCCATTTTAATATACTCCTAGTAAAACATTATTTTACTACTCTGCCCTCCATCATAGCTTGTTTGATTTCATCTTCAAATTTATCAAACTGATCAAGGGACATCGCAGCGATTTCCCGTTCAGTCCAGACTTTAGGCTGCTTTGCATCTATGGAGGTTGTTTTTGTTGATACCATATCTGCTGCACTGCCACGTTGTTGTGGCTGCCGTTGTCTAGGCTGTTGTGTTTGAGACATGCCAGACTCTAACTTGTACAAGTCAATAGCTTTAGATGCTAATGTCACATTATCAGGATTGTTGTAAATCCAATCTTGTATCTGTTCAGGTTGCGCTTTAGCCCACGAATGAAACTGCTCATCTCCTCTGATTTCATCAAAGTCAGGATGCCGCTGTTGCAAAGTAGCTTCAGCTTCTCGACGCAGTACTTCAGACTCACGTTGCCGCATAGACTGTAGTTGTGCTTCAAGATCTGCTACCTGTCGTTGACTCTGCATATGTGCTACAGATTCAACTGTGTTATACAAGTCAGGATACTCCTGCTTAAAACTCTCTAACTCTTCTTCAGACTTAGGGGGTGCATAAGCTGGTTGTGCTGACTGAGCCATCGCAATAAGTTCTTGTTCCTTTTGCTTAAACTCTGAAAGCTTATCATCATAATGTTTTTTTAAATCATCGTAACGCTTTTTGTAGTTAGTTCTTTTACGAGGTTGAGCTTCTTCTTCAGGGGCCTCTTCATCAAGGGTAGCCTGTTGCTCTGCGTAAAATAATCCATCTGCATCACCCATTCTGGGCTTGTCAGGCGTGTGCCAAGACTTACGTGCATTATAAGGATTACTAACTTCTTCTTGTACTTCTGCCATTCTCAATCTCCTTCACGGGGCTTGTGTCTTGCAAGGTAGCCATTATTAACTCCGTCGAGTAAATGGGGCTTGTCTTACCAAGGTAGCCGTAAAATTATCGAAGGCTGGGCATCCTGTTGGCTCCCATCATAAGCTTCTCAATTTCTTCTTTGGTCTTGCTCATTCCGGGATCTTCTTCATCCATCATTCCACCTTCAGCCATCGCTTGTAAACCGCCATCATAAGCACGTTCAGCATCATCCATCATTGTTTGAAGCTGATCTGAACCAATCTGGTCGGTTGCTTTTTTGGTAAATACAAACTCACCATCGCTTAAACGCGCAGGTATAGAGTCTGATACACCAGTTCCGGGGCCGTCTACTTCGCCAGCACCCGAAAATTCTGAAGCAGTTGCAATTACTTTATCTAAGATGTCTGATAAACGATCATCATCTTGTAACGCACCTGCTAAATACATTTGTTCTTCGTCGTTAAGGGATTCATCCATAACGTACTTAATATAATCTTCTTCCATTTCATTGTCTGGAAGTTGTGAGGCCAGTGCTTCATCCATTTCATCTTCTGGTATGTTTGAATAGGTATCTACTGGCATACCTTCTGGAGGCATCATCATGGAGCCACCTTCATTAAATACTCCACGGCCTTTCAGGACATCTGCCTGAGTAACCTCTCCATCGCCTGTAAGATCTGGAAACTTACCGCCTTCAGCTTTTCCTTCACGGGCCATACGCTCCTTATCCATTTCTTTTAATGCAGCTATCTTAGTCATCTCACTTACATTGCTAGTGTCTCTAAGAAAGTTTTTCTCAATAGTTTGTCGTTGCTCTTCAGTTTCTGCTGCTGCTAGACTACGCTCAAACATGTTGTACATATCTTTGTAGCCTTGTACGGCATCAAATTTTCTACCACCGTTTGAACTTTTTTCTCTAGTATTATAAGATCTACCTTCATATTCAAAAAAGTCTGCTCCTGCTTTTTTAGCATCTCTTTGAGCTTGTCTAAAAGCTTTTGCAGAATCTGAATCTTTTTTATAAACAGGATAATCTTCTGGATTTATTCTTTCATCTACAACTCTAAATGGAACATTAGCCGCCTCTGCTTTTTTCATAAGAGAAGGAACTTCATCTTCTAAAATATTTGAATATATTAAACCACCAATACCTACCGTAACTCCACCATATCCAAAAGCTCTTGCTTGCGCTTTAGCGGTTACTGTTTGCTTTTCAGTAGCTTTTTTTACTTTTTCTTGACCTTCGTTTAAAGGTCTTATAACTTTTGCACCAAACTCAATAATATTTTTAAGCCCACCTTTAACATATTGCTCACGTTCTGGCGGATTTAACATACTTTTATTCATATTCTTTCCTTTCTAAAGCCTCATCTACTTGAGCGGGTAAAGTTTCTAGCCTAGCCAGAAAATTCATTTTCCCCTGACTGCGGAACATTTCCTGTTCCGATGTTGCCGCCACCAGTACCTGTAACTCCAAGGTCTTGAGGCTGTTCAGGTACTCCTGCATCGCCTCCCATTGAGCCTTGTCCTTGGTCAGCGGGGCCAGCTTCCGGGCTAGGTGTTTGTCCAGCATTCTGCATTCCTATAATTTGCGCCATTATTGCGGCTTCTTCAGGGTCATTCATAAGCTCATCAGGGTCTAGATCAAGACTGTAGGCCAGTTCACTAATAAGCTTATTCATCTTAATAAACGGTGCTACAGCAGGATTAGCTGCGGTCTGAAGGAACATTGTAAGCCTTTGAGAGCGTACTTCCTTCTGCATCAAACTATTAGTGCCTGTAGCCTTAACTTCTAAATCACCCTCTGTGCCTAGCTTAGACTCTAGGAATTGCATGTTCCATTGAAAGTATGCCTCCCCTAGAGGCTTCAACAAGAAGTCATCAAGGTTCTTAATTACAGTCTTAATGTTCAATGAGGCTGCACCAAGTAACATAGACATACCTGAAGCGGTACGTGTCATGCTCTGTACACCTGTCTGACCGTGACTGTAAGAAGGAATACCTGTCTGTTCATCTGCAAGTTGTCGGAACTTGTCAAACATTTGCATGTTTTCATTAGTTGTATTAGGAAACTTCAAGCCGTTAATGGCTGTTCCGGGTACACCCGCTTGTCGCCTAAATACCTTGCCGGGATAAATCTCCATGCTTTGACCGCCTACAAGAGCGGTTTCATCTACATCAAAGACTACTGAGCCTGATAGCGCAAGATTGTCAATAGCCATACGTGCATGACCATTCATAATCTTTTGCGAGTCATCCATGTTTTCAGCTACGCCTATGCCAAAAAAGCTATAGGGGTTCTTTTCATAGCTAAACGCATGGTAAGGTATGCGGAAAGGTGTAAAGGGGTTTACAACAGCCCTAAGCATTTTACCACCACACAACCAAGCATTTATCTGTACTTCATCTAGATCATCAATGTCTTCATCAATTTCCATGCCTACTTGTCGGCAGTACTCAGCGTCCATAACGCCCCAGTACTCAAGAACCTCAAACTGTTGTGAGCCGTATTCATCATTACGGTTATCATCTTTTAGCTCTTGTTCGTAATCTTTCTCAACATAGTTAGGGCCTAGCTGAAGGCACTCACGTATAGCTTCTTTGTCAAAGTAAGGCATCTTACCTAGACCACGAAGCTGAGTACGATTCATTCTGTGGCGATGGAATACATATTCTGCTTCATCAATATTTGTTGCGTTGGGGTCTGGGAAAAAGTCCCAGATGCTGACAAACTCC